ACGGGCAACCATCAATCCCGTTACCTTTAGCCTTAATTCTTCTGCTTTTATTGCTGCACTAAAATTTCCTTCTTGCCATGCTTCATCTCTTAGCCGTTGCATATCTCGAACTGACTTGGTGATTGACACCCCGTACTTAGCCTCAAGCTCCTGTCGCATTTCTTCCATGCGTTCTTTAACCCGTGGATGATTGAGAAGCTGCACGGCGGAAACATTTGGATTTTTATATCCTGCGTCTCTTGCCGCTGCTGTCTGGGTCATGTCTTTATGGATATAGTTATCGAGAAACTTTTGCTGTGGTGGCGTAAGTCTCTTTTCTCCCTTTGCTACCTGCTCCCCAACTTTTGGCATACTCGACCCCGTGCTACCTGAAAATTAATACGTCTTATACTACTCTATCCATTGCCATGGTCAAGTGGTGTTGATCCCAAACTTTTCTAAAGCTACATCACAAGCGTTATTATCAACATTACATCAGGGGGGTAAGGTATATATACCCCCCGTAAGGGGGGTGACGTAGATAACGTAAAATAACGTATTGATTTCATTACATTATTTACGTCAAATTAACTTTTTAACGTAAATAACGTAAATCGCTAAACCATTGATATTATTAAATATTCTACGTTACGTTACTTACGTCAGCTTTTAACGTGATTTTTTTTGACGTAAATTATCGTTTAAAATCAATGAGGGCATTTTTTATAAATTTTTTTATATTGGGGGGTTTACTTATAGGATTATCTGGGATATGTACTATATTGTCTAGTAAACAAAAGAGGTAAAAGAAAATGACCATACCAAGTAATTACAAGTCAAATGACTACAAAAAGTTTTGGCAGCATATCGAAAAAGTCGATGAATTAACGAGTAAAGATGATTGGCTTAATATGATCTGCTCTTGGCTTACAAAGGAAGAACTTTGGGAAATGTTGGATGCTAATGAGTACACCCCAAGGTTTGCTTATGACTATGAGGAGGACGACGAATGAGACTATATACAAATAACCAAGGTTCGTGGGTCGGGACGCAAGCAGATGCGAAGCGTGAGTTCGGGAAGGACATGGCACTGGTCGATGTACCTGTGAGCAAGGAGGCGTTGCTGAAATGGTTGAACGCGTGTCGTGTTACCTCTGGTGCACATCAGGAAGCCGCAGCAATTGCTACGCGTGTCGAGCCAGTTGCGAAGCCGCATTCCCTGTCATGCAGCGCGAACCCTCAAAGTTGTTCAGGCAATAGGGAGGTTCGACAAGACGCGGCGCTCAATCGATACGATGTGAGGGATGTGGTGTTGAACTGTCCAAAGGAATATTTAGGGGGCGCGTTGAGCGCAATTGTGACAAGAATTTATGACATGGAGGACGAGCTATGAATGAGCAGAAATTGATCGACGCTGTGTTAGATCAAATCGCAGAAGATGTAAGCATTGAAGATTTCACAGCAATGGAGGAAATGTTTGTTCAAGTTCTTGAACAAAAGTTTGAACCTAAACAGATTTTAAAAATGTATTTATCGGAGGACGAGCTATGAGCACGAGCAATTTATTATATTCCGCCGTTGTTTTAGACGATGACAATCGAGCTAAGTTAATCAAGTTTGTTGATGGGATAATAGACATCTCATCAACTTGGAAACGTATCGCGCATCATATGACTATGGGGTTTAAAAAGCCCGTGCCAGATCATTTGAGAAATGACATCGGCAAGTCTGTGCAGCTTAATGTTACAGAGCTAGGTATTTCAAACGATGCGATTGCAGTTAAGGTAGAGGGTTATCATAGTGATAATAAAATACCGCACATTACGGTTGCTATACCTAAAGATGGCAAACCGTTTAATTCAAATTTAATTACCAAATGGTATCCTGTGCATCAGATCACATTAACGGGTACGGTAATGGAGGTCAAAGAGATTTATTCTGGACAGGAGAAAGAAAATGTTTGATGAATTAATAGATGATGAGTGTCACCTGTGGGTGTTGTTTTACACAATCAGAAATAAAACTGGCACACCTGACCAAGAATGGGGAAACCCAGATAAACCAGTATACCTGACTGATCACTGGGAGATTTGTTGGACTAAAGATGAAGCAATTCAAAACTATGAAAAATTATTTGATAAATATTCATCGGTAGATATTCACAACGCAGGGATCGCACCAATAGATCCAGAGTACAACACAGGGTGGTGAAAATGATTGATTGGCAAGATTGGATTATTGCGGCGATTACTTTTATCGCCGTGATGCTTTGGATTATGGGAATTGTTTTTCAATGGTGGTAAAAGAATAAAAACTTGACTTGGGATTTTTCCCATGTTAAAAGTTTTTTGCAGAAAACGCATTGGTCTGCCTTTCTGCCTCACTTAACTAGACACCCCCGACCCGAAAGCGTTGGGGGTTTTTTTATTCATAAATTTTTTTATTTTTTTCTTGACAATGATTATAAACTATTTTATCTATGGGATATCTAGCATATTGAAAGGAAGTAAAATCATGGGTTTAGATATGTATTTAAGAGGCGATAAGTATATTGATCCGTGGGATCATTCACAGCAAGCGCCCGAAGGTGGATCATTGAGAGTGGAGCGACCTTCTGTTGATGGGTTTGAGGTTAGTAACCAAATTCTTGATATGGGATACTGGCGCAAGTTCGCACCGCTGCACGTTTACATTGTAAATGAGTTTGCCGATGGTGTTGATGAGTGCCAGAGAATTGAGCTTGAAGGCGATCAGTTGCGCAAGATTGCAAATGCGTTGCGTGATAATGAGTTGCCTACAAATGACGATTGCCACGGATTTTTCTTTGGCGGTGAAGAATGGTGGGATCAATTACGTTCCGAAGGCAAAGAACACGCTAAGGCGTTTGATGCTGCTGCTGATTGGGTTGATGAAACTCGATGGGCCAGCGTTATTTACCAGGCGAGTTGGTAAGATGCCTAAATATACAACAGTAATCCGAAAAGACTTTGACGCAGATGAAAGCTTTAAGAAGGCTTATAAAGTAATCGTGAAGTATCTGAAGAAGAATGAAGCTGATGGCAAGATGGCGATGGTCAGTTTGGCTAGGGCTTTAGGCGGTACGCTTATGCTTACAACGGAGGAAGAAGAAAGGGACATGGCACTTGCTACAGTTATCACGCAGATGTGTCAGACCTTTGCCGACTTCTTGCAAGCGGAGGATCAAGGAGAGTTTGATGACTGAGTTTTGTAAGGAATGCGAGGGTTGGGGGTTGATTGAAGTCGATAACCCCCGACCACACGGATTTAATCGTGACGTTGGTTATATCGACGTTGGCACAATGGAATGCCCCGAATGTGAGGGCACAGGAGAAATTAAAGAAGAGTGTTCATAATGAGCACACAGCCAAAGGAGGAAAAAATGGCTATAACAAAGAAGAAGACTGAAGCAGAAAACGTAATGGTTACAGCGTTAAAACACGCTGAAATTAAATTGCGATTAATTGGAGTAACACCTTTTTATTACAATTCAATGAGCATAAAGGCAAAACGTGATTTGTTAATCGGTGGTGGCAAAAAGACCGCAGCGGAGAGGCGTGAGATAAAGCACAATCCCGAAGAAGAGTTTCGAGATTCTGTTTATAAAAAGAGCCACGGAAATACTCATTTGTACTTCCCACCTGCTGCGATCAAGCAAGCGATGGCTACGGCTGCGATTGAAACAAAAGGCGTTGCAAAAACAAATGTACAGCGTTTGATTTTCTTGCCCGATTTGGAGGTGGAAATTTATGGTAAACCATATTTAAAAATCGACACGGTTCGTATGGCAGATATCAATAAAACTCCCGATATGCGAACAAGGGCATATTTAAAGGAGTGGTGTGCAGAAGTTAAAATTAACTTTGTAATGCCAACTTTGACTGCGACTGATGTGTTTACGTTGTTGCAAAATGCAGGGACAATCATTGGTTTAGGTGATTTTCGTCAAGAAAAGGGGAGAGGTAATTACGGGTGCTTTACCGTTACTGGTGAGGGAATGTCCAATTGGAACGATCATAAAGAAGATTGGAAGCGCATTACGAAGCAGGGAATGAAAGAGCAGAAAGATGCGATGGATCATCCCGAATACGCTGATGATATGACAGAAGAGCTTATGGGTTTCTTAGATCAAGAACGCGCCCGAAGAATGGCAGCATAGGAGGTGTTTTTGGCAAGCATTACAGGTGGGCACTGCCTATGTCCACCTGAACGACAAGGTAAGGCGGTTGTGGTTCGGATCGGCACTCTGTGATGGGGTATGATTTGTTAAGGCGGTCTAGGTTGAGCGCGTTGTGGACGGTAGTTTGCGGTTCGTCGGGTTCGGTTAAGGCGGTTTCGGTTAGGCTGGGTTTGGTTTCATGCGGTTCGTTTCGATATGGCGGTCTGGGTGAGGTGTGGCGAGGTATGATTAGTCTGGATGAGTTGGAGTTTGGAAGGGCGGTCAAGGCGGGGCGCGGTCGGGCGGGGTCAGTTTCGGTTCGGTTTGACAAGGCGGTCAAGGATCGGTGAGACGGTTCATGGTTCGGCCTGTCGAGATAAGCAAAGGCGGTTCGGGTTGGTTCGGTCCTGTTCAGGCGGGGCGGGTTTCGTTTCGGCACGGTGGGGTGCGGCAAGTTATGGCGGTCTAGGTTGGTTCCGTTCGGGGTGGGCTAGGCACGTCGGGGTGCTGCATGTCACAGAAACCAAAGGTGGGGGGTTATGCAGATCCCTCACCACTTTAAAAATTAACATAAGGAAAGATTATGGAAGATAGAATAGATACAATTTGGAATAAAGATGAACGCCAGGAGATAGTTGACAGCTATCTGTCTGAGACAAAGCGTAATATGTTTAAGGTAGATGAGTTTACTGAGTGGCTTGAAGACAAGCCCGATCATCCTTGTTACGAGAGGTTTTTTAATTCAGGAGACAAGGAAGCTGCTCGTCAATATCGCATGGGTTTGGCGCGTCAGTTAATTAGTGGATTGCGTATTCAGGTTCACATTCCACCAGTTGAGAAGATAGATATTAGTCAATTGGCAACATCGATTAGCTATGAAGCTCCTGCGTTTATTAGCCCGATGTCCAGTAGACGAAAAGGTGGTGGTTATGTACCATATGATCCCGATAACGAAGAATCTCGTTTTGAATTAAGGCGGCAAGCTGCTGCTGATTTAGCCCGATGGCTGAACCGTTATCGTGGATGTGTTGAAGCGCATGGTATGACCGTTCAGCCTATTGAAGAGATAGCGACAAAACTAAGGGGCGATGAGGAGGAAGCAGCATGAAAACTCGATATGAAGAGATGGAAGAAGCTGCTGTTAAGTTTCACAAAGAAAACCCCAAAGTTTGGGAGTATTTTGTTAAGTTTACGTTTGAGGTTATCGAGCGTGGGTTTAGCAAATATTCAGTCAACGGTGTGTTTGAGCGTATTCGATGGGAGACAGATCAAGCAGATGTGGACGGAAGATCTACATTTAAATTAAACAATAACTATCGAGCATTTTTTGCTCGATGGTTTATGGATTTATATCCAGAGTATTCTGGGTTTTTTCGTCTTAGGGCTATGCCTAGTGAGTTGCAGCTTGCGCGAAACTTGCCAGAGTTAGGTCCAGAAGATTTTATTTAGGAGAGGTAAAAATGTCCATTGCAGATGATACAATGTGTATGCATTACACACTTGAGCGGTTGGGCGGTATTAAAACCCAAACCGATCTACAAGAGTTTATGGAAGAAATCAGGTACAACATTAGCGTAAACGATGAACACCGTGAGCTTAATCCTGATGGTGATATGCCCGATGGTTCTTTTGTTGATGATCCTGATGATTTTGATATGAACGCTGCACTTGATAGAGTTAAGCGTAACTATATTGAAAGGGCTTTGACCAAAACCAAAACGTTATCTGAGGCTGCTGAGTTGCTTGGCTTTGCCAATTACCAGACTTTGCAGAACTGGATTGATAGGTTGGAAAGAGCACAATATGAGGCTGAAGATAAAAAGATGGGAGTAACCTGATGTTTAAACTATTCTACACGTTGCTTGTGATTGAATACGTTGTTGAAGATCAAAACGTATCAACCACTATTCTTTTGCCAAGCGAACAAGCTTGCTATGAATACATGGGCGATGGTTTGTTTGATGATGTATATGATGTTCTTGCCGACACGTATGGCAAAGATATTATGATGTATTGCAAACGCACACCGTTTCCATCAGGCGGTCCTATCAAACCGATGCCACGCCCATGAGAGATAGAACTAATGAAAAGTGGACTGAGAGGCAAAAAGAATGGTTAGGTTATAGGCGTAAGGTAGCTAATTTTAAAAAGAGTAGCGTTAGCTTATCGAAACCTCCTTGGGAGAAAAAAATAGATAAGAAAGAAATAGATAAAGAAAAAAATTAATGTTGATAACTTAAATAAATATCTGTATTATTTATCGGGGGCAAGTTTTGAGGCGGGTTTACCTCCTTGTCCCACGATTACTTCTTATCTATCGCTCTTTCTAACATTTCTAACAGAGTAAGCATTTCTTCGCCTTTCTGTTTTCCATTTAAAAGACCCATGCTATCTCCATCAAGAATTAATACCTGGGCTTTTCTTTTAAGCTGTTTTATTATTGTTTCTATTTCTGTATCTTTACTAGGCATGAGCAATCTCATTTTCTTCTTGATTTAATTGACCCCCGATAACACCAAGCCACTTACGAGGGTTACCTTTACTTCTTTTGAACTGGTCAATACGTTTATCATTTTGCAGCTTAGTCACAGCCTTTTTAATTGTGCTCTCTCCTAAATTTCTAAGGTTGCCTGCATTGATATCATCGTTTGGCGCTGTTCTTATGGCTTCAAAAATACCATCATGCATACCACCTTTAGTAACAGGAATGCCGCGCTCCTCTCGTTCTTTAATAAAGTTAAAGACATATTCTAATCTTTCTCGAACAGTTTGAGACATGGCAAAATTTCTTATCTCTATACTCTTATCTTCTAACAGACCAGTATCTGGATTACGAATAAAGTGTCTTATCTCCCGATTAGCAGGACCATTTGCTTTTACCACCGCACCATCAAACACAGCGTTTCTTGTGTATGGAACCTGCAAGTCTTTACAACGTGATTTAGCCGTAGGCTCATCCACTTGCCATACAGAGAATGCACACCTTACACCGTCCACAATTGCAGACGTACCTCTAATTTTATTACGAGCTTTCTCTGGCGAGTCGATAAAATCATTGTCGCTTACCTTTGCCATGTGGTGATTTACGATTACCGTTGCCCCTGTTTCCGTTGCGATTTGAGCAAGTAAACCCATAAATGCTGCACCCGCAGCAGGGTCAGCGTTTACATCCGCGTGTACAAATGATGCCATCGGATCAATAACGATCAATGCCAGGTCTTCAATCTCCAACATTTCTTCATAAATCTTTTCAAACTCTGGAGATGTTGCATATGTATTATCCACTTTCATCATAATTGGAAACACACCGCCTTCGTTCGGAAGCGGCACAATAATACAATCGTGGTCATAACCCGAGCGTTTGTTCAAGGGATCTAATCTGCTGATTCGTCTATGGATCTCATCTTTGTCATCTTCTGCCGATAAAACAATTGATGTGCCATGATTGGCAACCAAACCACCAAAAGAATTTTGCATACCATCGCCCGATGCCACCTTCATTGCTAGATCAAGCGTCATCATGCCCTTACCACTATCTCCTGCTGCTGCAAATACCACTGGAACTCCAAGCGGTATCGTATCTCCAATTAAAAACTTTTGCTCTGGAGCCGACCCAACAAATTGCTGAGTGATAAGTAAGTTTTGATTTTTGAGAGATAATACCTTTTTAACTTTATGCGTGGGAGCATTGAGGAATTTTGATATGTCAAATCCCTCTTCAATTGCGTCTGCTGCATCCCATTTCTTGGGCTTGCCCTTTGGTGGCACGAGCATGGTGATTGATTTTGCCCCTGCATTTTGTGCCAGTTCTTGAACTATCCTAGCTAGTTTTTTACCCGCATCGTCATTGTCAGGCCAGATTATTAGCTCTTTCCCTTGCAACGGAGAGAAATCGAACTTGTCTTTAGTATTACGAGATAGCATCCCTGCACCACCGATAGTGCAAGTAGCTGTATATCCTTGCTTTGTTAGCTCATCTGCACACTTTTCACCCTCAACCCATATCACGCGATCTGATTGGGCAATGTCAGGAAGATTATAAAGCGGTCTGGTTTCAGGTAAACGGGGAAACTGACGAAACTCTTTCTTTGCATTTCCGTCTGTATCCCGAACAATTTCACCTGCTGCATCTCTTTCTATGTATCTTCGCACTGTTACGAGGACTTCTTTATCAGTTGATAGGTAGAAATACTCGCCATCGTGCGGTGTATTGATGTCAATAACCCGTCTCTGTTTAACTTGTTCGGGTTGTTCTTCCTGGCTGTCTTCAGACTTGTTCGGGTTGATTGGGTTCATTGGCGCTTCTGCCTGGGGTTGATCTAAGAATGTAGCAAAATGTTCGGCTACATCGGTGATTTTCCACCTGTAAGCCTCCATTAATATCTTAGATATGCCCCCAATCCCGTCACCACTATTGAAATCCATGCCACGCATGAAGTTTGGACTTGACGGATCAATGTTTATTTTAAGAGATTGCCCTGCTTCGCCTGCCAATGAGCCAAGATAAAACTCATTCCGAACAACTCTTCCGTTTGGGTAGGCGTTTTTTAGTGCTTCAATCTGTACGTATGACGGAACTTTCTCCGTGATCTCAGCGACTAAATCTTTTTGATTGCCCCCATATATTGTATTGCCAACTACTCTCAATGACATTATATTGTCCTTACACTCATATTTACCACTTTATGGGGTTAGCATTGACACGGTGCTGACCCCTAATATTATTCACCCTTCCAACAAGTCTCCCTAAACTCACAGAACTTACAAAGATAAAAATCTTTGCTTTGAGCTATGCGAGGTAGAATGTCACCTGCTTTCGATGCAGTCAAGATATTTACCGCCTTGTCACTTGCTGCTTGTGCTAAGTCTTTATCAAAAGGAACCAACTCATAATATATTTCAGACGTATTTTTGTTTACGACTGTAAACAATGCAGGGCATTCCGTTAGCTCCATGTAAGCCTGATACAGAGCGATCTGCGTTGCATATGTTGGGTTTGCCCTTGTTACGCCCATACGTTGAAAGGCTTTCCATTTGTTGTCTTTTGCTGACTTGTTTTCCCACAACGCAGGATAACACATATCAACAGGGCCATCGCAGATCACACCATCTATGTGACCTCTGATCTCACCATCAGCGATTGAGAACCCAAATTGTTCTCCCATCTTGTCTTCTGTTCTGAGATCAAACCCTGCATCCTTTATCCATTTGGCTGCATAGTCCTCGATCCCATGACCGAACTCAAAGATGCGTAACGTCTGTGCGCTAAAGCCAGAGTTCTCATCTTGAGGATAATTTAAGTAACGATACTGTATTTTACGGCTGCACTCATCGCCAATACTTGACGCTCCCAAGTACTTTCGCCGCTCTCTTCGTTCATTAACCCGAACAATTCCCTGATCTACAGCCTCTGCTATCGCCTCAGTTACTGGATCAGAATGGGATGCTTGTATGGGGCCAAGCGCCCGTTGACTTAAAGTAATTTTCTTCGAGCTTCCCAATGTCAATCTCCGCTGATAGTTTTATTGCCTCTTGTAATCCAAATATAAGTGTATGGACTTGATCTTCTGATAAATCACAAAATCTGGTTTCCCACCCAAATTTCTCTAGTATGAATACTAATTCATCTAGTGGTTTTTTTGCCTCCATTATGTCTTCCATCAGTGCATTGCTCCCTGTTGCTCTGTTAATAAATCAATAATCTCGTCTATTTCTTTCTTTGGAAGTTCACTATTTGTGTATTGTAGCATCAGAACTGTAAGATCATTTACAATAACATCTGCTGATCCGAACAAAACTTCGCCCTCTTCAGAATCCTCCATCTCATCTTGAATAACTTCGTTTGCCGTATTTGTAATTTCTTTTAAGTCTTTAAGATTCTTACAAAAACAAACATATTTGGTTTCTTCTGTGTATAATTCTCTTTGACCGCTGCGCTTGGCTATTGATAAAATCATTTCAAACCTAGCCATCCTCTTGCCTCTCTGTGTCGTTATCTCTTAACCATAACGCTAAATCAGATAAAATGTACTTAAATTGTGAACATGGTATAATTGCTATAAGCTTACCGTCTTTCCAAATCTTCATTCCCTCATCATAAACAGCCCAATTTATCATAGGTAAGCTTCCACTGCTTGTTCAATCGGACTTCTATTCCACATAAAACTAAGCATGCATGCTGCCTTGTATTTAGTCCAAGAGAAATCAAATCCATTTACTTCGATGCCTTGCGTAGATAAATGGTTGCGCTGTGTGTCTGTCATGTTTTGATCTAACCAACGCTTAGTCTTCTTCGCTGCGTTACCATCCTCAATATCACGCAAGAAGTCATCTGCTGCTGCGGTAGCTTGTGGTTTGCCGCCAACGGCAAGAACACGCACTCTGCCTTTTTTACGTTTGCCAAATGCAATTGATATCTTTGATGTGTTAGCTACCCCCACAAATCCCTCGAAACCTGTCGCCATGCGCAAGCTGCCATCACCAAACAAATCAATCCAACGGAACGGTGACATTTGCATTAAGTCATACTCCGTCATGGTGAATGCAGATAGCTCTTCTTTTTCTTCTTTCTCAGACTCAAAAAGATAGCCACATACTGGACACTCTTGAACACCCATAGGAACGTAGGACTCGCACTCTGGGCATTCTTTCAAAGGCGCTTCGCCCCTTTCTCGATCATCTAGGTCAACTGCGTCTTCTAAAGACCCATGCGTAAGAACGCTCGTGCCAAAGTCAAGAATCACGCAATCTGTTTTAACAATGCCAGGAAACTCTTCTGGATCAATCGTGCGTAGCCCACGACCAATCATTTGAACCATCGTACCCTTTTGTGAACATGGCCTTGTAAGAACGATACAAGACACGGCAGGAGCGTCAAAGCCCTCAGTCAACACCGACACATTTACAACCACTTGAAGATCACCATAGGCAAGCTCATGTAGCGTTTCGGCTCTTTCATCCTTTGGTGTGTCGCCAGTTACAAGTTTAGCATCAATATCGTGCTCTACAAATGACTCTAATAAATCTTCCGCATGCTTGATTGTGCTACAAAACACAACAGTCTTACGGCCCTCTGCACGTTCTATCCATTCTGTCACAACTTTATCATTAATGACTTTATGGTTCATAATGGCTTCGACTTGTTCCATATCGAAGTCATTGCCCTTACGAGACACGTTGTTAAGCTGATCCCCTACACCACAGTCAATTACATATGACTTGGGCGGCACTAAAAATCCCTCACGTATTAGCGTTGTAATTTCAATCTGATGTGAGCAATTATTAAAAACGCTGCGTAGCCCTTTGCCATCACCACGATTCGGTGTCGCAGTAAAGCC